TCTGTTGCTGTGTTGGCTTGGCTAGATACCTGTGCTGGCGGTAGTGCTGTGCAGTTGGTCAAAACACCGCTTGCAGGCGTGCCTAATGCAGGAGTTACCAAAGTCGGCGATGTACCAAACACCAACGCACCAGAACCTGTTTCGTCAGTAACGGCGGAGATAAGATTCGCCGAAGATGGAGTAGCGAGGAATGTCGCAACGCCTGTACCTAAGCCCGAAACGCCTGTAGCAATAGGCAACCCAGTGGAGCTTGTCAGCGTCAGTGTGGCTACCCCAGTTGCGTTAAGTGTCCCCCCAATCACTGCGCCCCCCGCAAGGTACAAGTTTCTTGGGCGCGTTGCTCCGCTTGCGCCAATGTCGTAGGTGTTGTCGGTAAACTGTAAGCCTGAAGTGATTGTTGCATTTACAGTGGTTGTATCCGCCGAGGAATCCCCAAGAATGGTGTTCCCTGTGACCGTTAGATTGGTAAACGTACCGTGTCCGCTGGTATTACTAACCTTGATAAAATCAGAGCCACTCCAAGCGACTACGGCTGACTCCCCCTTCAAAATCGTAACACCCGTCGTAGGACCAACACCACGAAACACAATAGACTGAGTTCCGCCAGAAGCATTGATGACCGTGTAAACCTTTGACTGCGCAGGGGCAGTGATATTCCTAGTTACCGTCCCCGCTGCGGGTGCCCAGCGGATAACTGCCTGCCGGGCCTCATTAGCTGCTCCAGTTGTCGTGGAGAGTGTAATGTCTGCGTCAGTCGTGATGGTGGTTGTACCCGCAACGGCGGTGTCCAGCAAAGAAGTGATGGCAGTGTTTGCCGTATCACCCCAAGTACCCGACAGCTCTCCTGTGACAGGGAGCGCCAGTCCGAGGAGGGAGGTATATGATGTTGTCATGTGATGCTTTCCTTTTTATACAGTCTGGACATCCACCCAGCTTGGGGTTTGTGTATCTGGTATTGCCGCCCATACAGTGGTCTGTCCGTCGTTGATATTCTGCCAGTTTGCGTCTTCGTTGTCATCAATTATTTCCCAAAGAAACCGCGAGGTACTCGTGGACGTAATTGTAGCACTGGCTATCAGTTGTGCATAGAAGATTGAAGCGGCTATGGAGTTTTCTACTGCCGCCCCAACACTTTCAGAAACCGATGTGTTGATTATGAGTGCCTTAGTTAGGGCTTCAGATCCTGTGACACTTTCGCTCGCCGCAGCTACAAAAATTTGTTGTGCCTGGTTTGTCTCCGCCGTTGTTGCGCCTTCGACAGCACTGCCGTAGTACACGAAGCTAGAATCAACCCCTGCCGTACCAGTAGCGGACTCCGCTACAGATGAAGCAAAACCTTGTTGAGTATCGGCTACATCCGCCCCAGTGGAGATTTCACTAACCTCAGTTGCAAACACTTGCTGTGCAGAGTTGGCATCAGACATCGTAGCGGCTTCGCTCACAGACACACCCAACGTACTAGATGCCACCGATGCGGCATCACTGACTGCGGCAGCCTCCTCAACCCCTGAATAGAAAGTGGGGGTGGAAGCTACTGCGTCAACGCTTTGGGCGGTCTCGGTAGCTGCGCCAAGAAACGTGCTTCCAGCGACTACTTCTGAATCTGAGGTCGTAGCTGTCTCTGCGGCATCGCGGTAGTAAACCGACATACCCCATCCAGCTTCCCCCCAAGTTCCGGAACCCCAGCCGCCTTCAGCCATATCATGCTCCGGCTAGTTGGTCTTCGTTGAACCATCGTTGCTGCGCCGCACCTTCGCCATCTTGCCACTCTACCAGATACTGGACAGCGCCGTCCTCATCCATACGCAGTGCAACCACGGGACCTTGTGGCACCGTTACGGAGAGTTTTACAACGTCGCCTTTTTTGAAAGTAGTAGCCATGTATATCTCCTTATGCGGCATCAAGGCTGAATGTGTAGGTCACATTCAGTGTATCCCCAGAAGCAACCACACGATCACCAGGGGCGGCAAAATCAGAAGCAGAGAACAGTGTACCTGTCGTACCGCTCTTGGTGTTGTTACTGATCAAAAAAGCACCCCCCACAGTAGCGGTAGCGTTAATGGTGAACGCCGCAGGAGAAGCCGAATTAGTGATCACAGAGGGGTCAGCAGTTGTAGCAGTCCCAAAAGTGCACGCAGGGCGTGTAGCATTACTATAAGGGACGACCTCAGTCCACCCCGCATGCGACGAGGCTGTATCCGCAGCGGCGGGGGTGTTAGATGCCCCAGCGCCATACAAACCGATATACCACGCAGCGGTGTAAGAACTACCAGAGAAATACTTGGCGTTCATGTCCTGTAACCCTACATTTACCACGAGGTTATGTAGCGACTCCGCCCATTTGAGGTTGCCCTCGGTGTCACGGCACTCGATGGTGAATATGCCCCCTGCTTGTGCCTGCCCCCCTGCGTTCGCAGTGCGGGTTAGTATTGCACCAATGGTGTCTTGAGAAGATGCTTTATCATTCAGCATAGTTTTTGCTCCTTAGTTGAATCGAAGAAGTGCCGCCGTTGAAGTGTTCTCGGGCATCTGCACAGTAAATGAGGTTTGGCAAGTTTTATCTGCTCCAAAGTCCAACACAGCAACGGACTTGTTACCCTTGCTAAAGTTGTATATCAGCCCGCCCCGTGCGGTGAACGCTGCGGAACTCCAAACGGAATTTGCAAAGTCCACATACACGACACCGTTCGTGGATGTGCTGATAACTACCCCCGTGAGAGTATTCCCCCCTGCGACGTATCCCGTGCCAACAACTTCATATGCAGTGGTGTACACCGTAGTACTGGGGCCCAGTGTAGCCAGCCCCGTGAACAACGCCAGTTTGAGCGTGTCCGCAGTGAGGTCTTGCTGCGCTTGCAGAATCTGCTGTTTGAAGCTGGTGGTGAGTGTTTGTTGGATTGACATCAGGACACCTGTAATCGAACTTGCCCATCACGATAAGCATCTTGGCGTTGTTTGCCATCACCTAATTGTTTTAGCTGGATCATCGCACGGTCATACATACTCTGATACAACGCAACCATATCGGCTTCACCCTTCATGTAACGAAGCGCTTCCACCAACGTGCCATTGAGGAGTGCGGAATCAAAGTTATCCCCAAGCCAAGTCTGCCCCGCGGTGACAATAGACTCGGGGTAATAGTAGTAGTGCACCTCAACGGTGTACGCGGCATCGGGCGTCGGACCTAGGATGAACGTGAGCTCATTAGGTAACGCAGAGTTGGGTCCGAATATGGCGTAGTGCTCAGGGAACCCGGTATCAGTAGCTTTGGGGTACGCTTCACGAATGAAGTTCACATCCTTGATGAGGAGATAGCGATACTCACCATCCGCACGTACCGCTGCAACAGAATAAGCAGACAAAAAATCTGTAGGTGCAGATAGATATTTATTGCTAGTAGTTGTCGTCCCGGTCACGTTCTTGCGCAACGAAGCAAGCTGAACAGTGTTGTAAATTTTCTGCTCTGCTTGCCTGATGAACATGTTCATGTCATCGGTGAGAAACGTGTTCTCACAAATGTCAGCTACGAATTGAACGAGCTCGGTGTATGTCATATCAACCTCACGCCATTGGACCGCGAGCCATTATACCTTTGGTTGCAGCACCTGTACCACGAATTTTAATGCCTTTGGTCTTGGCTGGGGTTTCACCCGCAGATTTGCTGATGTTACCCACCCCCATATTCACAGTATCGAGCTTACTGTGGTTTGAACCGCCACCGGTGTTGGTAGCTGCCTTTACAGTTTTATTACTCATATTTTTAATGTGCTTAGACATGGCTAATTAACCTCCAGATTGATTCTTGGCGCGTGCAAGGTTACGACCGAATTTTTTAGCGTTGGCGGAAGTTACTCCACCCTTGGCAAACTTTGTCGCACCTTTATGCATCTTTTTCTCGTGTGCCGCAACTTCGGTATCGGCAATCTTTTTGACCGTTTTCGTGTCCATGTATAGCTCCTTATGTTGTAACTACCGTTACTGTACCAACTTCCGACAACGACACCAAGTAATTTGGTGTCAAACCATCGTCATCTAACCGTGACCCACCAACAGGGTTCCACCCCCACTGGAAGACTCGACTGCCCTCACCCGGCACCCCATCACCGTCTTTGCTTGTGCCAAGCTGCAATTGTAACCCTGTGTACCCTGATTGGGTATAACTTAAATCAGGGCGCGGTTCCCGCAACGCTTGTGGGTCATCCACGGGGTACATACCCAACTGCAACTGGGGCTGATCGGGTTCCCAACATTCCTGACACACCTTAATTGTGACCTGCTTGGTCTTGATGACCAGCTTCTTCAGTTCTTTAAGCTTAAAACGAAAGCCGCAGCGATCACACTCGGCAATTGCTTTCTTACCTGAAGCAAACCTGCTTCCCATAATTACCCACCAATAAAGTATTGACGAGGCACAAACCGATCCGGTGCCTTCTCACGGTCTTCTCCAGCAGCAAGAGCAAACTGCTGCTCGTAAACAGCTTGTAGCATTTCCAAACGGGCTCCTCCCTCGGGGAGTTTCATTGCCACATAGTACGCCAGCCCTGCTACCAAACAAGGGAGGAAGCGGAAACTCATGTCGCCGGTCTGCACGCCCGAACCAGCATTCTGGATACGGCGCATGCGGTAATAAGTGAACTGATAATATGGGGTGCTTGTAGTGCCTTGGTCGGGCACGGGCCATACAACTACGGCGGGGAGTTGTGCCCAGTACACGGAAGCGGCAGCAGTATGCGCTACCGCTGTTGAATTGTTTTGTCCACGGAAACAGTTGTACAGTGTATTACCTGTAATGTAAGAGTAGTTGATGTACTCGCTGTCAATCTTGATGAACCCAAAAGCTGGTAGCCCTACAGCGCTAGTCAACACGACAGTAGTGTCTGTGGCAGTGATTGTTGTAGCCAGTGTGGTCGTTGTGGATTCTTGCCCCGACAGGCGCTGCACCATGACTTGAATGGGGCGGGCTTGTGTCAATTTATTGGGGATAGTCGCATAGGTAGATACGCTGATACGCGAGATGGTGAGATCCGCTTGACTCGACTGCTGGTTCGACTGTGTGCGAATCTGATGCTCAAGCAGGTCAATGGTGTCGGCGGGGACGGGGTAGCAAAACTGACCTTGCACAAGATTCATCGTGCCTGGCTCAATNGTCCACATGTTGATACCACGGTTTGCCCACTCAATCGTAAGCAGATTCATAGATCGCCGCGCTGTGCGTAGGTCATACCCCGTACGCATTTCACGCCCCGCACGCTCGTACGCTTCTTCAGCGATCTCCGTGAAGTTCATGTCGAAGTTGGCTGCCCCTGTGGTCGTCATTTCATCACCCTCGTGTTGTCAATCAGATTGGGGTACCCCCCACCTGCGGTTTTTACACGCTTGGGGGGTCTCGATTTATCCGAGATCACGCCACCTTTTTTGAAGACCTCCACGGGGGTAAGCGCATCCTTACGCAGGATTTTCTTGCCTTTGGATGTCTTGCCAGGGTTGATGGCGCCCATGCCGCGACTGGCTCGCATGATTAGAGCATCCGACCTTTAGTCTTGCCACGCTGTGCGCACCCATCGGCACGTTTAGAGGTAGAAGATACAGAGCCGCCTTTAGCATAACGTGCAGGAGTAGTCCTAGCACGCTCGTACGCGCTGTCCACAGCCCCCTGCATAGCTTCGTCCTGGACCCCTGCCCGCATCGCTGCGCGCTTAGCCCGCTCTTCAGGGGTCACCACATCGTTCAAGGTTACCCCGGGGCGACGTGGTTTGTAATTACGCATGTTAGCAGCGGTAGTATATCCTCTCGCTACTTCGGGTGGGGTTAGTTTATCCATGATATTCTCCTTATTTCTTCCTGGTCATTCCGCCGCCGCAAAGCACCTGTCCTTTGGTCTTGCCTTTTTGAGCAACCCCATCAGCACGGGTGGAGGTGAGCCCGCCCTTTTTCATAGCAGCTTCACCTGCATACTTCATTTCCGCTTTCTTGTAGGTAGCCTTGGAGCCCCCCACCGCCTTCTTCTCAGCTTTTTCTTCGGCTTTGGTTTCCTTACCAGCGAAGATTGCTTTCAGACCCTTTGTTGCCATGATGTCACCACCTTTTCCAAATTTGCGGCCTTTATCGGCCGTGTTGAACTCTCTGCCCACGGACTGTGGGACCCCCGCTCTCTTGGCAAA